TTCAGTAGGAAACCAATTTCCCTCCTGATGGTCGGGGTCATCGTTGCCAAACCCTTGGTAAGAATCGAAAATAAAACCCTTTTTTACAAGACTACCCGCGATGCCCTTTTGTGAGGCCGACAATCTTTCCATGTAACATGCGACATCGGTTTCATCGTATGCGTCAATGATTAACTGAAGGAATGCTGATTCTTTTTCGGTCAGTTGTGCTTGAATGTTTTCAATTGTTTTCATGGCGTTTTGTTTTTTAGTTTTTGTCTTTGGTTAACACTTCAAAGATATAAACATTTCAACAATTACCAAACTTTGTCAAATCTTTTTTTAGTCAAGGCTTCCACTTTTTTGGTATTTTTGCTAAGGACTAAACTATTAGCATGGAGCAACGGCCAACCCTCCTGCAGCGAATCTTTCGTGCATCCCCAGAGAACCCAAGCACAAGTCTGGCAAAGCCAGCCTCTTGGCTGTACGACTTATTCTTCAAGTCCAAGACGGGAGAGCCTGTAAATGAGCAGAGTGCGATGGCATTCTCTGCAGTATTCGCAGCCACTCGCATCATCTCAGAAACGATTGCTTCCTTGCCTTTGGATGTCTACGAGCGCCAAGGTCAGAGCCGCATTCGCCTCACGGATCACCCACTCGCCAAGCTCATCAAGGAGCCCAACGGAACGCAGACCGACTTCGTCTGGAAAGAGTACCTACAGGCGTGCATCACATTGCACGGCAACGCCTACTGCCACATCCAGCGCGATGCTGCAGCTCGCCCCATTGCTTTGCACCCCATTCACCCGAGCAAGGTGCAGGTCAAAGTCCACAACGGCGAGAAGTTCTATGTGGTGAACGACAAGGAAACCTACGCAGACTACGAAATGCTGCACTTCTTGGGCTTGTCCCTTGACGGCATCACAGGGATCAGCGTACTCGGTGCAGCACGCGAAGCCATCGGCATCGGCTTGGCTGCTCAACAATTTGGCGCAGAGTTCTTCGGGAACGGCGCAAACCTTGGCGGCATTTTGACGCACCCTGGTCGCTTGACCGACGATGCGGCGAAACGCCTCAAGGATTCATGGGCACGCAGCCACTCGGGACTAAACAAGGCCCACTCTACTGCCGTGCTCGAGGAGGGTATGCGCTACGAGCGTGTCGGTATTCCACCAAACGAGGCGCAGTTCATCGAGACGCGCAAGCTACAGGTGACCGAAATCGCTCGCATCTTCCGCGTCCCTCCCCACATGCTCGCCGACTTGGATGCCAGCTCGACTCGTGCTAATATCGAGGAGCAGGGTATTTCATTCGTGCGAGACACCATTCGCCCAATCGTATCGCGCTGGGAGGCTGAGCTTGACCGCAAGCTCCTGCGTGAAGATGAAAAAGGCACACTCTACACACGCTTCAACCTCGACGGCCTACTTCGTGGCGACACCAAGAGCCGCTTCGAATCCTACGCCACCGCCCGCCAATGGGGATGGCTTTCAGTTAACGACATCCGAGACCTCGAGAACCTCAACCCCATCAACGGCGGCGATGTGTACCTGCAACCTCTGAACATGGTCAACGCAAGCACGCAGCCCAATGATGGACAAGTAGATGCCGACTGATGCGCAATGACTACCCTCAAGCAGCGAGCGATAACGCTCAGAAAGCGCTGGACTTCAAAGAAGAGTTCGGTACAGACTGCGGTACTTCCGTTGGATGGTTTCGCGCTCGTCAACTTTCAGAGCGTCAAGAGATCAGCGACGAAATCATTAAGCGCACCTACAGCTTCCTATCTCGGGCCAAAGTTTACGACCAAGGCGAGTTTCAAGATGCAGATGGCGCTCAGATATGTGGCTCTATCATGTATGCAGCTTGGGGTGGCGATGAAATGCGAGAGTGGGCAGAAAAAGCAATCGAACAAATGAACGCAGAAGAAGAACGCCCATACCCCAACGAACACGCGGCGCGTCTTGAAGACCCCGCGAAGTACGACTCCTTTGCTCGTGAGAATGACGCATTCGGTGACGGCATCGATGCCATCTACGGCATCAAGGACGGCGTGAGCGAGTTGCAAGCCATTCGCTTCGACAAGGAGAAATGGAGCGTACAGGACGCAGAAATGTGGCTCGACGAGCACGACTATGACCCCATCCTATTCGAGCCCGCTATTGAAGAGGCCGCACAAGAGGTGCGTGCCCTTCCCTCCGAGCTTCAGATTGGCGACTTCGTTCGATGGAACACCTCCAACGGCTTCGCCTATGGTCGCATCCTTGAGATCAATGCAGACGGCGAGCTTGAAGCCGACAGCGGCTTTGTAGCTACAGGCACCCCAGACGACCCCGTCGCAAAGATTCGCGTCTACGAATACGATGAAGACCAGAGCGCCTATGTTGAGCGCAGCCCTGCGCTGAATGTAGTGCACCGCTTCACCACGCTCGAGAAATACGACGCAGAGACTCGCAACGGCAAGCCCATCATTGAGACCCGCGCACTCGGCAGCACGATGCTCGAGGACAGAATGGTCAGCGGCTACGCTGCCGTCTTCAATCAAGAGAGCGAAGACCTCGGCGGCTTCATTGAGATCATCAAGCCTGGAGCCTTCCGCGATGTGCTTGAAAACGATGTGCGGGCACTCTGGAACCACGACGCGAACTACCTCTTGGCACGCACCACATCGGGCACGCTAAAGATTGCAGAGGATGCACGCGGACTCTACTACGAGTTCGATGCTCCCCACACCACATACGGAAACGACCTACTCGAGCTGCTTCGCCGTGGCGATGTCACTCAGTCGAGCTTCGGTTTCACGATTAAGAAGGACGAATGGATTAGCCGCAACGGCATCACCTACCGCTACATCCACAGCGTGGCGCGTTTGTTTGATGTCAGCCCTGTGACTTATCCAGCCTACCCATCAACTACGAGCCAACTCAAGAACGAAGCACCCGCTGAAATTCGCGAAGAGGCTGCCCCGCAGGAGGAGGCCGCAGCCGATCCTGTACCCTGCAACGAAGTGCTACTGGAGGCATACCGTTTGCGATTAGAAAAACAGAAATAAATCAAAAAAAAGAGACATGAACTCTAAACAACTCCGCGAACAGCGCGCTGCTCTTATCGAGCGGATGGACGCTATCGTAGCCTCTGCACAAGCAGAAGGTCGCACGCTGAACTCTGAGGAGTCAGTATCATTTGACAAAATCGACGCAGAAGCCATCGAGTTGCGCAACAACATCGAGCGCATCGAGAAGGTCGAGGCTGCCAAGAAAGAAATCGCTGCAAAGCAAGAAGAGCGCGCTGCTGCCCCTCAAAAGGTAGAGAGCCGTGCTGCTTTCGCTAAGTACTTGCGTTCTGGAATGGGTGCCTTGAATGCAGAAGAGCGCCACGCTCTTGAGCTTCGCGGCACAGACACTCAGATTGTCGGCACCGACTCTTTGGGTGGCTACTTGGTTCCCGAAGACTTCAGCAACATCCTCGATGTGGCTTCCAAGTTCACGGGCGTAGTTGAGCAAGTTGCTCAAGTCATCAACACCAACAGCGGCGCTTTGTTGCCCTACCCAACGGTGGACGACACCTCCGTTTCTGGTGCAATCTTGTCTGAGGCTACTGCTCCTGCTGTATCTGACATGACTTTCTCTGCTGTCAACTTGAACGCCTACAACTACAGCTCTGGTATCGTTAAGGTATCACGCCAGCTGTTGCAAGACGGTGCCTTCAACCTTGACGCTTTCTTGGTCGACGCTTTGGGTGGTCGTATCGCTCGCGGCACGAACGCAAGCTTCACCACAGGAACAGGCTCTTCACAGCCTAAGGGTGTAGTCGTTGGCTCTGCTGCTGGTAAGACAGCCGCTTCTGCTACTGCCATCACCGCTGCTGAATTGCTCGACTTGATGTACTCAGTTGATCCCTCTTACCGCAACGCTGCAGGCGCTGGCTTCATGATGAAGGACAGCACTCTTGCTGCCGTTCGTAAATTGGGACTTGGCTCTGCTAACGACTTCCCCATCTTCGTACCTGCAATGAACCCAGGCGAGAAGGACATGTTGTACGGCAAGCCCATCCACATCAACAACGACATGGCTGCTATCGCCACCACTAACAAGACGGTCTTGTTTGGTGACTTCAGCAAGTTCGTGGTTCGTGTTGCTGGTGGTTTGCAGTTCTTGCGTTTGGACGAGCGTTTCGCCGATGCTTTGGTTGTTGGTTACATCGCTTACAAGCGTGTAGACTCCAACATCTTGCAGGCTAACGCCATCAAGCACTTGGTACAAGCCTAATCGCTTAACACCATGAAGGTACTCTTCAAAGAGACCATCGTCGGGGACGGCTTCGCCCACTACGCAGGTAGTGAGGCGGAGCTACCCTCTGACGAGGCAGCCCAATGGATCGCAGCAGGATTCGCCGAGCCTATCGCCGAGCCTGCTTCCGCGACAAAGAAAACATCAAGCTCTAAAGCCAAGAAAGAAACCCGATGAGCATTTCAGTCATCACACCCGCGACAAGCGAGCCGCTAACTACCGCAGAGGTCAAGAGCTTCCTGCGTGTTGATTCTTCGGACGAGGACACCCTCATCGGTGTGCTCATCACGGCTGCGCGCTCTATGGCCGAAGCCTACACTCGTCGCATTCTGATGACTACGACCATCGAGGAGTTCTACGATGTTTTCCCGAACTACCGCAACCCAGAAGACAAGGACATCATATTCTTGAGCCGTGGCCCAATCCAGAGCGTTACGAGTGTCAAATATGTGGACGGCGCAGGCGACGAGCAGACAATCAGCTCTGCGAACTACGCCACCGACTTGGTTAGCGAACCCAGCCGAATCGTCAGCAATAACGGATGGTATGCCACAAAGGACACCGTCAACGCTGTCATCGTGCGATATGTATGCGGCTATTCATCCTCTTCGGATGTTCCCGCACCTATTCGGCAGGCCATGCTTTTAATGATTGCCGAAATGTATGAAAAGCGGCAAGATAGCGTCAAGCGTCTACCAACCGCCGCCGAGTATTTGATGAACCCCTACCGCGTCTGGACTTTCTGATGAGCTTATTCCCCATCAATGACCTCGGTGAATTAGACCGCCGCATCACTATCCTCACAGCATACACTCAGACCGACGCTTATGGTCAAGAGGTACGCACGATGGGGCAGGATGCTTTTGTTGATGAATATGGCGAACGGGTAGTATCAGACGGAGGTACAACAGAAGGCACGGCCTGCGTGGTCGATGCCATTGACTCCCTGCCTGGAGTCATCACTCAAGTGTGGGCGAAGGTCGACTACATGAAGGGCACAGAGAAAGAAGAGAGCGACCGCCTCGGCTCTGTCAAGCGTGTAGACTTCGGCATTCGTTACAACAGCGCCATCAATGAAAAGATGCAGGTCTCATGGGATGGCGATATTTTTGAAGTCGAGGCAATCTTGCCCGTCGGACGCAAGCAATTCATGCACCTAATCACGAGACTCGTAGACTGATGGCTATTACTATTCAAATAGATGGGATGGAAAAGGCCGTGCAGAAGCTGCAGGAGTTGCGTCAGATAGACAAGAAGTCCTATCGACAAATCAAAGCACGCATCAAGAAGGCGGCCAAGCCAATGGAGAAAGCCATCAAAGAGGCGATTCAAAACGGCCGCAATCGCAGCGAGTTCTCTCGACTATTAAGGAAGGGTAAAGACCGCAGCACAGGGCTCAACAAGTTCCTCAATGTGACCTACCGACCAGGAAACCTCAAGCGATCCATCGACACCATAATGACCACACGCGGACGCTCGCTTGTAGTCAATGTGGGCGCTCGCTTCGGCAGCAAAGCAAAGGCAAACGCCGACGGCTACTATGCTGCAATGGTTAACTTCGGAACCAATCGCGGAGGAACCAAAGGGCTCAACAGAGCCGCCAAACGCAGAGGCGGTCAGACCTCACCCATCAAGGACAAGCGCAATGTCAACTATGTAGACAGAGGCTTCGACATGGGTAAGGAGCAGACCATCAACGCCTTGACCAAAGAAATCAAGACCATCCTCGAGACCTCAATCACTAAGCTCGGCATCTGATGAAAGCAGGCAAGGCAATCTACGGCATCCTCAGCACCAACGCTGGAGTGAAGGCAATCTGCTCCACGCGCATCTTTCCAGATGTTGCGGCGCAAGGTAGCCCCTTTCCTTTTGTGGTGTACAACATCACACGACTCGCAGCGAGCGACACAAAGAGCGGCGTGAGCACGCTCGACGAGGAACGCTATGACATCAACTGCGTGAGCAGCCTATACTCCGAAGCCATTGCTTTGAGTGAGGCCGTTCGCGGTGCCCTTGACCGCTACTCTGGTATCGTCAATGGGGTAAATGTGCAGAGCATTCAGTTCACCGATTTTGAAACCAACTTCGACGATGACAACGAAGTCTATGTTGCTGTCGTTGAGGTAGTAATACGAGTACAACGATGAAGATCACTCTATTGAAAAGACTGGCCGTTGAAGGTAGTAAACCCCTTGCAAAAGGTACTACCTTTAGCGTGACCAATGAATATGCAGCGGAACTTATCCAGAAAGGGTACGCTGTAGAATTCGGGCAAGAGCCCACCCAGAAAGAAGATAAAAACAACAATAAAACCGAGGAATAATGGCCACGACTGGTATTATGAACGGCACGCTTTTGGGCGTGTATGTGGGCAGCACGCTTGTTGCTCACGCTACGGAAGGCTCTATCAGCCTTTCAATGGACACCCGCGACGCTACGACGAAAGACTCGTCTGGGTATCGTGATTTACTTGAAGGAACTCGCAGCGGCTCAATCTCTGTGAGCGCCCTTTATGCAGACGATGCCACCTATGGCGTTAATGCTTTGATGACTGCTTTCTCTAACCGCACCACCTTGACCGTCAAGTTTTCTACTGAGGTCTCTGGTGACGATTATTGGAGCGCAACCTGCTACTTGACTTCTTTGGAGGTAAGCGCCGCCACGGAAGACAACGCAACCTACTCTGCCTCTTTCGAGATTAGCGGAGCAGTAACATTCTCAACGGTAGCCTAATAACTCTCAACAATGACTAAGCACATCAATCTCGGGGGCGAAGATCGCCCAGTCAAATTCGGATTCGCTGCTCTTATGAACTTCACGGACATGAGCGGCTATAAGTTGAACGAACTCGACAAGCTCGGCGACAGCATGACGCTGACCGACGCTGTCAAGCTCATCTATTGCGGCCTCAAAAACGGGGCCCGCGTAGAGCGGCAAAAGTTCAACCATCAACTTGAAGATGTAGCCGACTGGCTGGACGAATCACCAACCGCCATCAACGAGGTGCTTGAGTTATTTGCGCAGAGTTTTAGCAACGAAGAACAGGGGGAGTAAAAGGCTCAAGCTCGGAAGGGCTTGGGCCTATCTCCTACGACTACTACCAAGAGCTCGCTCTGGGTATGTTAAAGATGGGCATAGGGGACTTCTACGACCTTACGCCCAGAGAACTACAGAACGCCATCAAGGGACATTTGGACTTTGAGGATTCTGTGCAACAGAACGAATGGGAGCGAACACGATGGCAGACCGCCGTGCTTGTGAACATACAAATGCCAAGAGGCAAGAGTATCAGTCCGCAGCAGCTCGTCGAGTTCCCATGGGAAAAGAAAAAGAGGCACATAGGGCCTAAACTCACACCCGAGCAAGTAAAAGAGAGACTCGCGAAATGGCAAAGAAAAGAATAGCGAATGTGAATGTCAGAGTCGGGGTAGACCTCCGACCTCTGGAACGCGGCTTGAAAGTTGCGCAGACAAAGCTGAAACGCTTTGGCTCAAGCATGAAGAGCATCGGCGGCGGCATCACTCGCAACTTCACGATGCCCTTCGCTCTCGCTGGAGGTGCAGGAATTAAGCTCGCCACCGATCTGAGCAGCTCATTCGCTAAGATTGAGAACCTCGTAGGCATCACAGGCCAGACGCTCCAAGACTTCAAGCAGGGCGTTCTGGATGTCTCACGCGCTACAGGCCAAACGCAGGCCGACCTTGCCGACGCTTTGTTCGTCATCACTTCTGCGGGTATTCGCGGCGCTGAGGCCATTGATGTCCTCACGATGTCAGCGAAGGCCTCAGAGATTGGACTCGGTGAGACCAAGGAAGTGGCTCGCGGCTTGACGGGTGTCCTCCAGGCATACGCTAAGGACGGACTCACGGCGGCAAGCGCTACGGACATTCTGACCTCTATCGTCCGAGAGGGTAACCTTGAGGCCTCAGACCTTGCTCCTACTCTCGGTCGAATCGTCGGTATCGCCTCACAGCTCGGCATCTCATTTGAAGAACTCGGTGCGAACATCGCAACCTTCACCCGCTTGGGTGTTCCTACCGAAGAGGCTGTCGTCGGTCTTCGTGGTGTCATGACCACATTCTTGCAGCCCACTACAGAGGCCGCTCAGATTCTTGACCAATTCGGCTACACAGCCGCAGACCTTAGAAAGAAACTCGGCACGCAGGGCCTGCAGGCAACGCTTGCTGAACTACTCACGGCCTTCGAGGGCAACGACGACGCACTCGCTTCGGTCTTTGGTAATGTACGAGCCCTGTCGAATGTCTTAGGCACGGCAGGGGCGCAGGGCGAAGCCTATGCGGACATCCTCAATAACATCCAGAACAGCACAGGTATCGTTGACAAGGGCTTCGAGAATGTCAGCCAGACGGCAGAAAAGAAGTTCAAGAAAGCGCTCAACGAGCTCATCAATGCGGGCATCGCTTTAGGCAACGCTCTGATGCCTGTCGCCATCAACATCGCCGCATTCATCGAGAAGATGGTGCACGGCTTCATGGCGCTGGACTCAAACACCAAGACGATGCTCGTGACGCTCGGCCTCTTGGTCGCAGCAGCGGGCCCCATCGCCACCGCCATCGGCGTGGTCGCAGGCGCTCTTGCTGTCCTTGTGTCGCCTGTTGGCCTTGTGGTCGCAGGTATCGCGGGAGTCATCGCGGCAATTATGTACTTCAAGGAGTCAGCCTCTAAGATCATCGCAGGCGTAGGCAACGCCTTCATCTGGCTCTACAACAAGATCGTCGGATTCGGCAACAGCGTGCGCAAGGTGTTCTCATACACCTTCACGCAGTTTATCCCGAACCTATTCAAGACCCTGCTCAAGGTAGTGACCACAACCTTCGGCGCTATCGGTCGGGCTATCTCTTTGGCGTTCTCTGGTCAGTTCGAAGCGGCAGGCGGTGTCATTGTCAGCCAATTCGAGCAGATGCAGAAAGACCTCGGAGAGCTCGGCGAGGACGCAGGCGCTGACTACGCCGACGCATGGGCCACGGGCTTCAAGGATGTCAAGCAGGAGTACATCGATGAGAAAGCCGTGCAAAGAGGCTTGGAGCAGATGCAAGACTTCGCAGTCCAAGCGGCCAACAAAGTCAAGAACTTCCTCGGCGTTGGGGCTATGACCCCTGTAGCAGGTGGTGCCTCTGCCGCTGCTCCTATCGCCGCCATCTCAGAGGCCGCCAAAGAGGCGAAGATTGACATCGACTTCCTCAACCTCGGACTCGAAGAGTTCACCGACAACCAGATGAAGGGCCTCGAAGATACGGTGCCCCTACTCAAAGACTATGCCGACACTTGGATGAGCATGGCGCAGACCATCAAGTACGCGCTTGAGGATGTCGCAGCCACAGCCATCATGTCACTCGGCGAGGCCTTGGTCTCTGGTAAGTTCGACACGAGGGCATTCGTCACCATGGTCATCGAGTCATTTGCTGGAATGGCAGAGCAACTCGGTCGCACGGCGATTGCCACGGGTCTCGCAGTTGAGGGTATCAAAAAGGCTCTGCAATCACTACAAGGCCCTGTCGCCATTGCTGCGGGTGTGGCCTTGCTTGCACTCGCTGGAGCCGCTCGTGCCTCAGTCGCTAAGCTCGCAGAGGGCGGCGGCGCTCCTGCACTCGCAAATGGAGGTCTTGCCTATGGCCCTACGATGGCTATGGTCGGGGACAACAGAGGCGCAAAGGTCGACCCCGAAGTCATCGCACCTCTGTCGAAGCTAAAGGACATGATTGGCGGCGGTCAGCAAGTTGTGGTCACGGGCCGCATTCAAGGCTCTGACATCCTCCTTTCACAAGAACGCGCAACGCGCCAACGCTCACGCTACAGAGGATACTAAGAGATGGCAGTAAGATTCAAGTCAGAGTTCACGAGCAACATAGGGGACTCCTACAAGATTGAGATACATGACAGCGAATGGCTCGGGGGCACCTATGACTTCGTCGTAGATTCCCGAGGCTTCGAGCTTGACTACTCTGGCGAGACCGACGACATCGTCAGCCCCGTCATTGGATCGCGTGCAATCATTGGCGCGTACTCCAACGACGGATTCTTCGAGACCTTCATCAACTCCCTCAAGGCGTACCAAGAGAATCGCTTCCGCGTGGTCATCTACAAGCAGACGACACAGGAGGCCATTGATGACTTTGTTGCTCGTGTGTTGGCTGATGGCGGCACCGTCGAAGCTACGGGCTGTCTGCGTGATGCGGTGACTGAACTGCTTCAAGGCGAGCGCTACTTTGACAACTCACCCATACAAGTCGCGGTCGGAGGTTACGAGGCCCGCGTGTTGGCTGATGGTGGAACCATCGAAGCAAAGGACTGCCTCACGACAGAGGTCACCTCCTTGCTCGGTCTTACCTCTGGAATCGTCTACCGACTCTTTTGGGCTGGCTGGATCGTTCAAGACCTCGTTCGTGTGGAGGATGCCTCTCAGCCCTACATCTATGAGATTGTCGCCACCGACGGACTCAATAGACTCGGAGGCATCAACTACACCGACAGCAACGCATTCACGCAGGGGGACTTCGGACTCACGCGCGTGACCGATGTGCTACTCAATGCGCTGGAGAACACAGGCATGACCGACCTCTGGGGAACGACTGAGACCTTCCTGGAGACTTCTACCGATTGGTGGGAGGCTAACCATACTTACTCAGCCACAGATGACCCCCTCTACCTTTCGGCTGTGGATGTCGGCCTGTTTACATCCCTCGACGATGACGGCAACAATGTCTACACCTCGAGCCTCGATGTCATTCGGCAGATTGCCACCCTCTTCGGCTCTCGCATCTTCCTAAGCGATGGCCGCTGGGTCTTTGAGCAGATAGGCAACCGAGCGACATCGACACGCTATGCCGTACAATACAGCAAGGGCGGCACAGAGGTCGGCACGCTGACCATTCAAGACGATGTGCCTTTGAACCAGACGCTCTTCGGCGCACGGCTTGCAGGCAACGAGTGGAACTTCCTACCTGCACTCAAGAAGGTACAGCTCACCTATGCGCAGCGCTTCCTTTCGCCTTGGTTCGGTGCCTACAAGTACACGGCAACAAGCAGCACCTTCGATGCTGGCTTCATCTCTGGAGGCTCGGGCGTTCAGTTTGCACTCTATGGCCCCGCTACTTACACGATTAAGAGCAGCACGAGCAGCGGAGCGAACGACATCTTCGCGCTGACGGCAGTCTACCGCGCTCAGATTCGGGTGAGTGACTCAGCGAACCCAGGCACCTACTACTATTACAACAGAGCCTTCAACGGCTACACGGCAACGCAAGCCTTCGGAACTCCTGCATGGACAACGACAGCGGGATACTACTATTTCGACCATGTGGCTCAGAGCGTTGGCGGCGGCGAAGCTACCCTCTACGACATCACAACCATCACCACGAGCGACCTCCCTGTCACGGGATCGCTGCGCGTGGTCGTTGAGCTTTACAACAAGTACAACCTACAGAGCGGCGCGGTCTATACTTTGGCAGCCCATCAGAGTGAGAGCTGGAACATCGTGTTCGCATTCTCTCGCGTTGACGATGGCCAAGAGCCTGCCAGCGGCGTGGTATACTCAAGCAACAACTCGTCGGCCTATGTGTCCTCGAATCTATCGCTTGACCTCGGCGAGCTTGTCATCGGTGACGGCGCAACGCAGACAGGTGACCTCGTGGTCTACAACGGCTCGAGCTGGGTCGCTGCCTCTCAATGGAGCAAAGGCTCGGCAGGCGGTGGCGTGCCCATCTTGAAGATGCTCACAAGCGAGGCGCTTGCACTTCACGCCTCACCCATCCAACGCTATGAGGGTTCAATCCTCACCTCTGCCAACTTCGAGCAGCGCCTCACATTCTCTGGCGTTGCCTACTTGCGCATGGGCGGCACCTTCATGGCCAACGAGGACGAATGGACAGGGCCTCTGTTCGCGATCCAGAGAACACGCGGCACCATCACAGAGCTCGCAGAGCTTCCCCTTGACCGCACACCCTTAGAGGGTCGCAGTCTTGGCGCTAACCCAACGGGAGGCAAGAACGAGCTCAACGCTGGAAAGGTCGCAGGGATGTCTGTCGATGTGGCCAACCAAAAGGTCGGGCCTTATCAGCAAGTAGCTACAGGCGGAAAGGTCAACGGAACGCTTCAAGCAACGGGAGCGGCTACGATGTCTTCAACGCTCGATGTGTCGGGCAAGTCTACCTTCGCCGCCGATGCCGACTTTGAGGGATCGCATACGGCACTCATTCAAGATGTGGAGAACTCAGACGGCTCTGAGTACGATGTGCGCGACACGGACTTCATCGTGTTCAACAAGTGGGTCGGTGGCACAGGGCAGGCCTACATCAATCTGCCAGAGGTATCAGCATCTGAAGGTCGCATGATTCGCTTCAAGTCAGATGACACCATAGGCGCGAACACCTATGTCACATTGAGGCCAAACGGAATAGACACCTCATCCACCATTGACGGAGAGACCTCGGTAGACTTTAACCGTTCCTATGACGGCATCATGGTCTTGTGCCACAACAACCAATGGTACATCGTACAACGCAAGAGCAAATAATGAACAATGTGCGCAACTCTCAAGAGTCTCAAGAGGCATCAATAGGGTAGGCACTTAACTTTGTAACTAACATGGATTACATCCAAATCTTTCCCGATGCTGCTCTACAGCCTCGTCCTCGCATCTCAAGGCAGAAAGCGTGGATGATTTACCGCACCTATATCGCGGGAGCTGGCATCCCTCCAAT